TCTTGTTCTTGTAGTTTTATATTTATGGATTGCTCTATTCTTCTTATCCAAGGAGTTAACGAAAATGTTGCAAATTCCAAGGATTGCTGTTCTATATTAGAAAAAGTCGCATGATCTAAATCATTTAGGAAATGAAGTGGGACTCTGAAAATAGAAGCTATTTCTGCTTTTTGATACTTGCGACTCTCTAAAAATTGTGCATCGTCATTACTTAGACTAATCTGCTTGAATTTTAGATTACTTTCAAGTAGTAGTGGTTTTCCACTATTTTTTAATCCAACATAAGCATTTTCCAAATCTGCTTTTAATCTTTTGTGAGCCTCATCACTTAATGTCATATCTGTTTCAAAAACTCCACTTGGATTTGCACCGTTTCTAAATAAATTTGAACTATATTCCTCTAGTGCGATAGAGAGTCCTATTGAATTTCTACTATAAGAAATGGGGGAAAGCCCATGTATGCCATCAAAACTCAACCCAACAACATGCAAACATTCAGATTTTGTTAAAACAACACGACCCAAACGATCATGGTGATAGACATAAAATAATTCTTTATTTTCATCTCGATATATCTCCATAGAGTCTGTTAAAAGGGGGACAAAGCCCACAATGTCGCCCCTTTTATTTCGGAGAATTTGGCTAAAAGCATTCCCTCGACTTACAAGATTGAGAATCATAGCTTCTACCCAAGCATATGAAGTTGTTTCATAATTTGGCTGTAGATTAAAAATATTATAAAGTTTGTGGTCGTAGGCTCTCTTTTTTGTAGAGATGCCATTTTTATCAATTTTTCGTTCCATAAGATGCAACGGAAGTTGAGCTATACCTTCGCTGATCACTCTCCAGCAAGACATTACCGTTGTATGATGTTGTGCCGTTAGCAGATTTACTTCTGCTCCTGCTTTGCTCTCTGTCCCACTGCTCCATAGCCCTGTTAGCCAATTTGTATGGTATCTCCCTGCAACTTCTACTGCACGACTAGAGAGAGAATTGATGCTATTTTTAAAAAAATTAATAATTCTATTCAATTTTAATGCCCTGTTTTTTAAAAGTCTACAATTATATAGTACAAGTAGGGGACAATTGTCCTGTTTTTTATGATATGGGGAATATATTGAATATATGAAGTTTTTTAATCAAAACCTAAAAGTCCCCGACTTTCATAAATGTTTTCTTCTACTATATCTGTCTTATGTAGAAGTAGAGCCAAGGCATTTATAATTCCTGCTACACCGTCTATCTTTTTTTTACGATTAGATTTATTTAGCATAATATTTCCCTGTGCGTTTTGAACGACAGAGAGATTAGAGATCATCCAGCGTAATACAGGATTGCCATCGTGAACGATGTTTCCATCTTCAACAGCATCTTGAAAATGGTTGGTGGGTTCAGAAAGCATTCCATAACCTTGGGTAATAGGTATACATTCGCTGTATGTTTTTTTATATTGCTCCATATTTTTTCTGTCTAAATCCTCTTCAAACTGTAAAAATAGCTCTTGATCAAGTGGCTCTTCAATTAAGCGTATTAGATATTTGGCTTTATAGTTATCATAGCAGAGGGCTTTCATCTTTTCTATATCTTTAATAATATCATTATAAATATACATATAATTAATGTTTTTGCCATTTGTAAGCGTTATATAGCCCTGTTCTATCCATTGCCACAGATTTACTCTCCATGCTGTCTCTTTGGCATCTATGCCTATTTTTGGAAGATAAAAATTAGATTTAATATGATATTTTTTCCCTTTTTTATAGACTTTGATAAAAGAGCTTAAATCATCGTTTAAGCTTAAATCTAAGCCACCAATAAACTCCCCTGATGTATCAATTTCTCCTTGGCATCTGTCCCAATCATCTATGGAGATAAATTCATCTTCACTGTTTCTCCAAACATTTAGATTTTTTACCAAAAAACTAGCCAACTCATCGGGTCGGTTTTTTGCATTTTTGGCTTGTTTCCTCATGAAGTCTTTTTTTATGGATATCCCATAATTAGGATTTGCTAATTTCCAAACTTCTTCTCGAAAATACCAATCTTTATATTTATCGCCTTTAGGCTTTTTTGGAGCTTCAGCAATAAATACAAACAAACTATCATCTTCGATTATCCCATCTACGACTTTTTTAGCATATTCATAATCTTCAAAATAGTGGGTCAATGGGTCAAATCCTGATGTCGAAATTGACATAAAATGTGGTTGCAATCTTGATGCCATAGATGTTTTTATATTCTCTTCTAGCTTTTTATTCACATGGGCATGTTTTTCATCGGCTAGTCCAAAAGTAGCCGAAATTCCATCTATACCATCGCCTGTTGTATCTTTACCAAATTTCCGAAAAGTTGTCAGGCGATTGTTCATTTTTAGCGTGATTGTCGAATAAGCTAAATGATAAAATTTTTTAAAGTCAGGGTGGGTTTTAATCAGCTGATCAAAACCATCCCAAGCCAATTTGGCTTGGTCGGATTTTGTGGCAAAGGCATACACTTCCCCCCCCTGCTCTCCTCGAATTATCGTGTCAACTACGGCTAAACCACTACCTAGAATAGTTTTTCCATTCTTTTTTGGCATATGCCAAAAACTCTCTTCAAATCTTCTTACCCATTGTCTGCTTTGGTTTTTTCGTTCCCAACCAAAGCAGATAGAAATGGCTTTTTTTTGCCATTCCTCTAAAATAAAGTTTTTCCCTGCCCATTCGCCTTTGTAATGCTTCATTGATTCCAATACACGAACGTATATTTCTGCCATTTTATAGTTATATCTGAGGTTCGGTTTTAAGCCTTTTTCTACATCCTCTAAATCTTTCTTGTGTCTTTCGAATGTTTTTTCATAGAATGGCTCTAGGATTTTAAGTAGCTCTTCAATATCGTCCATCTTGTTATTGCTCCCATCTCTCCATCTTTGGCTTTAGTGTAGAGAGCTTTTCTTATTTCGTATTCGCTTTGTAACTCTCCTTTAGTCTGCATTTGCTCAAAAGTTTTATCATAATTATCATCTATTAATATTTTTATCTCTTCCTCCTTAAATAATAAAGCCGAGAGGTGGATTATGGTTTGTTTCTCTTTTGGCGTATATGTCATTTACCCCCCCCCCATTTTTATACTGTTCCCAAGATACCTCTTTGGTGTTTATTCTAATTGTGTCTATGGATGTGTATTGGACATATCGCTCTATAATAACTTGTATATAATGCTCTTCAAATTCTATTCCATAACAATACCTGCCGTTATTTTCACATGCGATTAAAGTTGTTCCAGAACCTAAAAAAGCATCAAAAACTATCATTTTCCCTTTAGTAGAATTTAAAATGGCATTCTCTACAAGCTCTACAGGCTTCATTGTTGGATGTAGCTTGGAACTATGTGGCTTTGCTATATCCCAAACAGATTTAGTAAATTGCCCCTTTTTATAAAATTTATGGTGTTTTTTCCAACCAAATAAAATTGGTTCATGTTTATACATATAATCTACTCGACCCAAAACATGATTATTTTTATTCCAAATTATCATATGCCTTAACGGTATTTTAGCCTCTTTCATTGCATTTAGCATACTAAACAATAGCTCCCCTCCCTGTGGAGATGTAATATAATAGCTACTATAATCTGCCAAAACATTGTAAATATTTTTAAATACTTTAACTAAAAAAACTTCTAAATCCTCTACAGATAAATCATCATTTTCTATATTTCTTTGATTGCGCTTACCATTTGTTAACTTATTTAGAAATTTATTTTTGGAGCTATAGCTAACTCCATAAGGTGGGTCTGTAAAAACCATATCTACTTTTTTATCGCCTAAAAGTTTTAAAAAACTCTGTTCTTTAGTGCTATCAGCACATAAGATTTTATGTTCAAAATTAGCCCCGAGCTCAATCACATCACCCTTTTTTATAACTATTTTGCCAATGTCATTAGGAAGATTGTCAGCTAAATCTGTAGGTAACTCTATAGCTCCTATACCAAGCTCTTCTATATCTTCTAAATTAAAACCTGTGGTAGTAATATCTAAACTGCTCATATCGATAAATTCTAATTCTGTTTTTAGTAAATCTAAATTAAATCCACTATTCATAGTTATTTTATTGTGAGCCAAGATATACGCTCTTTTTTGATTTTCATTCATGTGAAAAAGTTGGATTACAGGAACTTTTTTCATTTCTAAAAGTTTAGCAGCCAAGAGCCTACCGTGACCAGCAATAATTATATTGTTTTCATCTATGGCTATTGGGTCGTTAAAACCAAACTCTTTAATGCTATCTGCTATCTGTTGCACCTGCTCTTTAGGATGCTCCTTGGCATTATTACTATACTCTTTTATTTTATCTACCCCAAATAAAACGATTTTCACAATTTTCCTCCCTATCTTTTCATATTTCTTTAATAATTTTTTTGTTAAATTTGCTGTTTTTTCTCTAAAAATAGAAGTTTGACTACCTCTTTTAATAGCCTTAAACTCTACTTTTCCTACTATAAATGCTATTCTCTACCAATCTCTGTCATCTCTCTTTCCATCTCCATCTCTATTTATTACTTCTTCTATCATATCAAATATAGTTGGTTCCGTAGATTTCTGAGCAAAATCCAAGGTATTTCTTTTTCGAGATGCTATAGAAAAACCAAACTCATTACCAATTTTTATTAGCTGGGCGTTACAAGCCAACAAGGCAGAATATGATGGATTTAAATATTTTCCACCTGTAGCTGGACTTACTATAGTTTCTCCTTCATGTTGGACAATTTTTTCGAGCTTTAAAGCTCTCTGATAAGCACAAGCATACGTAAAAATCATCTGCTCATCCAAAGAAGTGTATAAATCACCTAATTCAAATTGGATTTCTAAATATTTTCTTTTCCCTACTTCGGTGAACAAGTTTTTAATATCTTCATTTTTAATATCTTCATTTTTAATATCTTCATTTTTTATTTCTTCATATACTATTTTGGGGCCTACTTTAAATTTTTTCCATTTCTCCTTCCTCCCTATGGCTGACCAGTAGCCATAACTTTTTCCATACTCTTTTGCTATATCTCTATAGCCTATATCCTCTGTTTCATATCTTTTTCTTACAATGTCCTTTACAGTTTCCATTTATTTTATAATCTCCTTTTATAATCTTCTTTTACCATCTTACCACCCTACCCCCCTCACGCAGAGTTTTTGTTTTTTGTGATTGGGGTTCGCTTGTTGGGGGGTCGGTTTTTAGAGATTTACCCCCCCCTCCCCTGCATAATTTATTTGAATTGGTTTTTTTGTTGTGACAGGGTAAGCACATTGATTGTAGGTTTTCTAAATTTGTTTTACTTCCACCATCTTTTATTTCTTGAATGTGATCAACGTGCGTGGCAACTTTGCCACAGCTGGTGCAGAGTGGATTGGTTCTTAGTTGCATGGCTCTTACTCTTTTCCACAAAGCTGAGTCATAAAATTTTTGAACGTTTTTATCTCTAAAAATTTTATTATAAACTTTATTCGTGCTACTAATACACTTGGGGCATCGCATCCCAAGATAAACGCCATGGACATTACAAAGCTTTTTCATTTCCAAAATCCTATTTTTTTATTTTTATCGAGTTTGAATATGTACTCAAACTCATCTTCAGCATCTTCATTTTCAAGCAAAATCGCTTGAAAATCATTTTGAAGATACTTGTACAGAGACATAGGCACATTGACAAAAATAACAGATTGATATTTAAATACTTCGATACCGTTTTGAAGAGTAATATTCTGCTTTTTCCTACTAAAATATCGTCGGTCCAATCCTAAATGCCGAGCCAATATACTAGAGAGCAATACATTTGGCTTTGTTATCTCTTCTATATCTCTCATCTTTTATCCATATAATTCATTTTTTTTAAAATCTCTACTTCTAGTTCGCCCTGTTTATAGAACGAAATAATTTGGTAAATAGAACTAAATTGTGTAAACAAGTCCAGGTCACTTGAATTAAAAATATTTCGATTTAAGTTATCTTTTAAATTAAGTAGCCTATCAATAGTAAAATTAGCATTTTTCTCTAAAAATGGAACAATCCAACCAATTTTCTTTACCAGCTGATCAATCAATCCCTTCTCTTTTTGCCGTTGAGCTTTACTCTTCGCATTCAAATACTCATCGAACTTGGCTCCAAACAGAGTTGATGGGCGTATGTACTGCTCTTTGTCCGTATCAAACCATTCGTCATATTTTTTTTGAATCACATGTTTGATTTGATTTGCTGAATATCCTGCTTCTAAAAGAGACACGAGTTGTCTATTATTTAAATCGTAGTTTACACTCAATAAGGAGTTTAAAAAAAGAATAATCTCCATCGAAATTTGTGTGTAGTCTTTGTTAGTAGTCTCTGTTATAGAGGTACGTACCCTTTCGTTATTTTGGTAAGTTACCGATGGGGATTTACCTGTACGTTCCCTTTCGTTGTTTTGGTAAGTTACCGATGGAGATTTAGGGTTTTTCTCTTTGTTTGACTCTAAAGATAGATATATTTCAACAATTTTTGTATTGATAAGCTTGGTATTTACATGCCAAGTGGTCACTCGTTCAGCATTTATTTTTTTTGATATTAGCCCCTGTTCTTCAAGAATTTGATAAGCTGTAGCAAATTCTTTCTTACTGAATCCAAGCTCTTCTGTCCAACTATCACCAATTTTATAATAATCACTTTTAGTTTTAGGTGGAGTAATAAATTTATAAAAATCCCTACCATTCATCTTGTCGTCCCAATAAATAAATTGTTGTAGCAATATAGTGCCTGTGACAGATTTTCCTATTGCTCTCAGCTCTTTACGATATGGGATAAGATTATTATCCCCTGCTATTATTTTTACTAAACTCATTTTTTATCCTTATAGTATACTATTCTATTTTTGATAATTTCTTACCAAAAAGAATGGATTGATTTTTTTTTGTTTCTTGGATTTCTTTTCTTTTTTCTTGGTTATCTGAGCAACTCTGCATTTTTTGCAGATATTCCCCTTCAGATAAAAATTTGAAAGATTCTGTATCTTAAAACATTTAATGCATAGATTCTTATCAAATTCTATTTTTGGGATACGGAGTTTTTCAATCATATCTGTATATAAAAATATGTTAACTCTTCGGTAAGTTTCATTTGAAAATCCGAACTCTTTTTTCAATACCATTTTCTCCTGGCTAATTACTTTTTTCTTGATCAATATAGCGACAAGTACTGGAGCTTTAATTTTCAACTCATCAGCTACCTTGAACAAGGGTAGAAAGTCTATAGTATACTGTTTGTATTTGCTCATCTCTTCCCCCTATTTAGCCAATATCGTTTAAATCCTCTTCTACCTTCTTTATTGTCGGTTACCCATTCTGAATGAATGTCATAGATTTTAAACTTATTTGCTAAGTCCCAGCATCTCTGTGCTGTATTGTTTATCGGGATGCCATTGGGTCTAATGCATTTATTTGTATAGTTATCGTGGTGATTTCCATCAAAAAAGCTCTTCAAAACATAGTAGTTATCCGAGAATTTCATAATTTTTCCTTTCGTTTTTGTTGAAACGACTAGATTAGCTGTATTTTCTTCAAAACTTAGATCAAAATTAAAAGTTATCATAGAATCTTCCTTAAAAAATTAAATATATAATATTCTATAGTATACTATTCAAAACAATTATATTTCTCTACAGAGTAAAAAAAAAAAAAAAGGTTTGTGGGGATTTGTAACAATTTTGTCTGCAATAAACATTCACCCGAGGAGCCAATAGTTACAAAGGAAGAATTCGGTCTATCACCCCCCTCGGATGAATGTTTTTTCACTTCAGTTTCATTTAATGAAATAGTAGTATTAATTACATTAAATGAAACTG